TGATACTTCTTAACAGGTAATTTACATTGATTGAAACGCATTGTGGTCTAGCTGATGTCCAGCTTTCCCATTCCGTTTACATTACTGAAATGTTATCAATATCATCATCTCCGACTGTCACGGTCTCGGATTAAGTTGTCGGTGTCCTCACTGATAGCAAGGACGCGCTCCACAGCTGAAGGGATAGCGGGCCGGCCAGGCGGGTTCGGGTAGGTTTCCAGCAGTGTGCGGAGAGTTAGCCTTACTTGCACATCCAGTATACGTTCAGACCGCATCGCATCAATAGTATGTTCCATTTCGGCCTGCTGGGTTTCCAGCTTTTCGATCTTCCGCCATAGATCTTCCCGAAGCCGGTTGCCGGCTTCGAGAGTGAGTTGAAGTTCGCTCTGCGCCAGCTGGGCTTTTGCGGTTTCTGCTTCCCGCTCGGCAACAGCGCGCGCCGCTGCCGACTCCAGCGCTTTCGTTCGCCAGAGGGTTCTCTGCACGATCACCGTGGTGGTCAGCGTAGTCACCAGGGTGAGGAGCGCGATGCCGATACTTTCGGTAATTCCTAGACCCGATAAGGATAGCCCTGTCACTGGGTCCATGTAGCCTCCAGTCCTAGGATAGGGCCACCGCGGAATCGACCACTGCCGCCACCAAGGTGGGGTCCAGGCTGCGAATCAGCGCCTCCACCGCAGTGACGAACGCGATTAGTTGGTCGGCCATTCCTTCACCTCCCGATGGTGGGCCGGAGCGTGGGCATCAGCAGTAGCCGGTGGTGTGGTATTAGCCGGTGTTGGCGTAGCCTCAGCAGTCGGAATCACCACCGCCGGCGTACCCGCCGCACCAACTTTTGACGTTGCGATAGAAGTCAAAATGGATGCGATAGCTGCGGTAACCGCAATGCCCAGGCCGGCTTGCCAGTCCACACTGTAGACGGCATCACCAATCGTGATGGTCGCTAGCAGTGCCTGAGCGAAAGTCCGTGCCGCACGGTCGGCAGCATCAATCCAAAAAATACGGGTCCACATTTACTTGTTTCCTTCCTTGAGTAGGGTTTCGATCCGGTCGAGTCGCTCCGGTAGCATGGCTACCGTGCGGGCAATTTCCGGGATGAGTTTGATTTTGTCGGCCACGAAGTCGACAAAGGTTTTGCCTTCGGTGGCTTTCCAGCCGGTGAAAAGTGGTTTGTTGTCTTTCCATTCGGGACCAACGAGTTGGTCTAGGATCCAGCGCACCATGCGCGGCTCCTCCTTTTCTAGTTCTTGTTGTGGTTGGTTCGGTGAGTCGAGCAGCTCGGCGGCGTAGGCCAGCACGACATCAAACGGGAAGCCGGGGCCAGGGTCGGTATGATCGACTTCCCGCCAGGCCTCGGAGATTTCCGCATGTCCATGGACACCACGGACACCTGCGCGGAGTTGATCGGCGTCGATGAACTCTAGAGGAATGTCGTAGAGTCGTGACCAACTGGCGATCTGTTCGGCGGTCCGCCGCAGCTTTGCGTCGTCGTCAAGCCAATCCTCACGGCTCATGCTGGCGTAGCCGGTCAAACTGATATGCAGGCAGCGGGCATTGCCGGTGGGGCCGGCGGCGTACGGCATGAAATCATCCGTGTTGCACAAAATGAGGTTGCCGTCGGCGCCGGCGAGCACGTTATAGCTAGAGCCGTTAGCGGGATTCGTTTGCCACTGGGCGACGGCAATACCGTCTCGTTCTGGCGGGCACTCCACCGTGTGGACGCAGATCGACTGAATAGTATCGAGGGAGCGGTAGCCGACGCCGGGCATGTCCGCGGTGAAATCAGCATCGTATCGGATTTCCATGGTTCCTCCTTCTTCTTGGGTTGGGGTTTCAGGTATGGGGTTGGGGTCGCGCGATGCGGTGTTGTTTGGGTGTTGGCCCCAGTAGTCGCCGAGCACGAAATTGATATCGCAGTCGATGCTGCCCACGGTTTCGCTTCCCGGGCGCTGGTACAGCACTGCTTCCGTGGCTAGGACGCCTCCGCTCCAGGCCGCAGTCTGCCACGCCAGGAACTTTCCGCCGCCCAAGTCAGCAATGAGCGCATCTGCGGCAGCCCAAGCGATCACCCTGGAATGCCCGTAAATACCGACTCGTTCACGCCCTAAGACTTCGCAGCAGGCGCGGAAATATTCGGATGCGGTGCCGTTCCACTCATCAAGGCTGATAGGAAAGTCCACGGCGAAAAACACCGGGTAGTCGCCACAGTCGAGCTCGTCGAGTTTCCGCTGGGCCGCCTGGGCGTCGGCTAGGCCACCGCCATAGCCACGCATCACGTCAGAGTCGGATTCCTTGCCAAACTGCCATACGAAAGCGACCCCCAGGCCATGAGCTTGGAGGTCATCTAGTTCAGCCTTCTGGATGGGCTTTCCCCGCATCCAGCTAGCCCTGGGTGGGCTGATGTAGCGGATCACGCCATCATGGCCGGCGGCACGAATCGCCGCAGCTGGCGGCACGCCAGCACTGTAATCAAGAACGGTTAACACAATGTTTTTCTCCTCATTGGAAAGTCATGGGTAGCATGTGGTGGGTGGCGTGCAAGCCCAGCGTGCGGCGGATGAAATCAACCCCCCGGGGGCGGACACGAGTCGTATGCGTTACCACCTGGGTGCCGTTTGAACGGGTATAGCCGCCGGCCTTCACCTCGAAATAGGTTGCGTAGCGTTGGTATGGGGTGTTCCGCATGTCACCTTTAGTAATCAAGATGCCCCGGTTCCGCAGCTCACGGAAAAGTGTGTTCTGCCCAATGCCTAGCATTTTCGCCACCGTGCCCATGCTGTAGGAGCCGGTGGAATCAATAAAACAGTCGTAGGCATCCGCCTTCGGCTGGAGCTGCTTATTAGCAGCCTCTAGGGCTAGGCGTTCCTCTTCGGCATTGAGCGCAATTAAAAGAATCTCAGATCGGGTCAACTGCGATGGATCAAACGCCGGCGCCATGCGGGCACGCTTTTCCACCTCGATGAAATAGCGGCGGGCTTGCCTACCCCTAGCGGAGCGCTGGATCATGGCAATCTCCTTTGCCATGTCCAAAGACACAACATGATTCAACCGCGGCCGAGACGGCATTCCCGCAGGTGGCGCCGAATGCTCATTTTTGAGCGCATAGTCCACACCCTCCTCAAAACCGTAGGCAACCATTCGCGGCCACCAATCTTTATAGGGGGTTTTCACTTCCAGAAAACTATGAAGGTCACGCCCTAGCACCGCCTGACCGCCCTCCCCCATGTTCGTAATAGGGATGAGCTGGCCGCCGCCTGGTGTATGATTATTATCTGGTTTCGACATGAAGAGTCTCCTTTCGAAATTATTTTTGTATTAGGAAACCCGCGGCCTCACATTTGAGGGGCCGCGGGTTTCCGCATTCGTGCCAGTTTGTTTGTTAGTTAACGGCGAAATCTCGGATGTACATGCCCATGCCGTACCCTGTCTTTGCTGCAGGGTCCGAGAAATTCACGCTCACCACGCCTTCCTTCGTGATGGTGCACCAACCGGGGGTGCTGCGTTTCTCTGGGCTGGTGAGGAAGAAATCTACATCCCGGGCCACTGGGCGTAATTTCGGCGGGAGGGTGCCTTTCACACCAGCGGAAGCAGCCCCGACAACGGCCCACACCATAGCGCCAATCCGGGTGAAGACAAGTTGACCGTCATCCCAGCGGACAATATCATCATTTTCCGGCACATCAATGCGCCGATTCACCTCCTTGATTTTGGTATCAACATAGCCCTTATTAGCAATATGGGTGGCGGTGACAGGATCGCTGACATCCGCGTTACCGGTGTCACTGCGAATCATGAGGGAGGACTGGCCAGGGGTGAGGAATGTTGAGGCCACCGGGGGAAGGCCCTGGATATCACGGAGTTGGTGCGTGTGCTCCTTATCGGCCTTCTCCAGCCGGAGTTTGTTATCGGCTTTGTCCACGTAGTCCTTGTTGGTTGCATGAGCCGGCTTAGTGATCGAGGGCGTGGTGATAGCGATCCGACCATCCGCCTTGGTCTTCACAAACGCAGCCCGTTGCGCATCATGATGGATACTGAAATCCACATCTCCCGCAGTAATAACCTTAGGCTCAGCAGCAGTGCCAGTCAGATCTCCAGCAAGTTGGATTTTGCCCTGCACGGTAGCGGTGGCAGGAGGCGTCGGCTGTGCCGCAGCAGTGGCGTTTTCCGCAGCAGTTGCTGCTTTCTTCGCCGCCACCTCAGCAGCGCGTTCTGCAGTGATGGCACCCTGCCAGGCAGCATAGGCGCGGTCAGCGTCCGCCGCTACCGCTGATTCCACTGACGGCCGGTACTGGAAACTGCGCTCCATGCACGTACGCAGCGACACCGGGCCAGTTCCCTCAGGGACCACAACCTCAAACGGGGCACTGCCGCGCACGGATTGGGTACGGATCTGCACCAGCAGCGGGCCAGACTCTACCTGGACCTCGGCTTTGCCGTCGGTCAGATCAACATGCACGGGGGCTGTCATGATAACCGACCCCGTGAAATCGGCGGAGCCGCGGAGCGCTGGTGCTTGCAAGAGCACGTAGTCCTCGGGGTGGGGCTTACCGCCCACATCGCGCAGGTCAATGATGAGTGTTCGCATATTTTTCCTCCTTGTTGGTTTTATACTTCGTCTCGGACAGTCTGCTCACCGAGGTTTTCGACTTCATGTGAATGGCGGATAGCAGAAAAACTTGAATAGCGGGTGCCGCCATAGCACGTTCGCCAGTTCGCCATGTAGATCTGGATCTTTGCTTTATAACCAGGCCGGTCAACTACCACCGGTTCCGTTGCCAGCACCAGCGACTGCGCATATTGTTGCGGGGTCTCAAAAGTTGCTGCGACCTCGTGGTACAGCTGACCCTCAGGCGTGTACACCAACAAGTTCACATCACAGTAACCCCAGCCGGTATAGATAGTTTTCCCAATATGACACCTGGCGTTAAACGTCCACAGCCCCTTCGCATCAAGCACAATCATGCCGTTTTCCGTATCCAAATGCGCATTCTTCGCAGGACCCACTTGTCCCTTAAAGGGCAAAGTCCGCGCCGTATTTGCCTGCCAGGCACTATTCAAATTCACCGTCTGATACGCGCACACATAGCCCGGCGCGCCGTCGAGCAGGTCGATGCGGTCGTTGAGGGCGAGCTGGCCGGAGAGCCCAGTCTTGATTTCTTTCTGCATCGGTTTAATGAGACTCCCCACCGCGTCGAAGACCCGGTTCAGTAGGCTGCCGATGAATTCGAGGCCGGTCTTAACGACGAAGGTGGCGCCGGTGGCGAGAGCCCGGAAGATGTCGGCGATGCCGCTGAGTACGGTTTTGCCCAGGTCGGCCATGAGCTCGGGCAAACCCTTCTTTCCGAAGGGCATGGCTTCGAGCGCCTGTTGCCGGGCGCGGTCTTTGACGGTTTTCTCGGTGTAGGGGGTGATTGTTTTGACCTGGGCACCTACTAGCGTGTCCCCGGTGGTTTTTAGTGGGTAATCGCCGCTTTCGATGAGGGCCTTTGGGTCAGTCATAGTTTACTTTCGCCTCCTGCCGTGTGGTGGGTTCCGGGGGTGTGAGATCTGTAGTGAGCTGGTCGAGCAGGGCGCGTTTTTCCGCCATGGACAGGTGGGAAATGTCCGGGGCGGTTACCTCGGGCGGGAGTGGCTGGTTGATGTCTACCCATTTGCCGCCGGCGGCGGTGATCCAATCGTGCGGGCCTCGGGGCGGCACGTATTTTATTTCCTGCAGTTCTGGGTGGTGGCGGAAGCCGCACCGGTAGAGGTGTTCTGACCATTGCCTAAGCGTGCTGGTGGGGACTACGAGGGGCGCGGATGCGGCGGGGCCGGCCAGGCCGACAAGGGCCCAGAGGGCGTGTTCTTCGGGGGATTCCGAGTCGCAGGCGGTTTGGAGAGGGATGGGCATTAGATGACTCCTAGATCATGGATGCTACTCATGGAGGATTTCACCCTGGTGAGGATTTGCTCCAGGGGTGAGTGCTGGGCCTGGGGATCCCCGCAGACACACGCCCAACCGCGGGTGTCGCGGTCAAGTTCGTAGGTGATTTCAGTGACCTGCTCCACCACTACCTGGTCGCCAGGGAGGCCTTTGATGGTGGCGCCGATCCGATCACCCAGGAAGAAATGGCCCTGGCCCCGGTCACCGATAAACCATGGGGCGCCATCGCCGAGGGTGAGTTTGTGGGAGGTTTTTTCGCGGGTGTCCCAAAACCCCTCCCGGAGCGCGGCCAGAGCGGAAAGCGTGTAGCCGCGGTCTGCCCCGTCGGCGAAATGCTCCCAGTATTTTGACCAGCCGAGGGTGCGGCTACGCTGGATCGACTTGAGTGACATCCAGGCCAAAATAGTGTCCTCGTAGAAGGGTTTGAGGAGAGTATCCGCAATGACGCCGATGGTCGGTGTGGCAATGAACATACCCAGGTAATTACCAACCAGTGTCACCAGGGAGGATAGGGCTTCGTTGACGCCGTAGGTGGAGTGGCCGCCAGTGAGGATTTGCACCGCGGTAGCGGGTTCCCAGGTGAAATCCGCGGCCTCTATACCGGTTAGCGGAGCATCCCGGTACAGCACATAAGGGCACTGGGGGATGGTGCCAAGCCAATTCGGGGCAGAATACTTCACCGGGATATTTGGGTTGGGGATCACTGTGTGCTCGGTGTCAACGTTATGTCCAACCAGTTGTTGGGTGGTGCGGAGGAAGCCTTCCCGGATAGTGCCCCACAAGGAGGTTCCTTCAGGATCAAACCACGAGGACTTGTCCACAATGTCGATAATCAGGCACCCGTGCCGGATTTTCGCACCCGGCCACGGGAGCGGATCCCCTGTCAGGTACCTACGGCAGTCCACCATCAGCTGGGCCTGCCGCAGCGGACTGGACGCCATATCATGCCACGTTTTCATCCGCGACGAAATAATGGTCCATGGGGTGGTATCACCACCGATCCGCCCCGGCGCGACTTGGATCGCCCAGGTGTGGGGGTTGAAGGTGTCGGTCCATTCGGTAAGGTCGAGTGGGTCGTCAGGGAGCGCCCACACGGACCCCTCCAAGCGCCAGATGTTGAGCATGAGGGCGGTTTTGAGTGCCCACCGGGTGGGGCCTAGCAGCATAAACGTGCGGGGGAATTGGACTGCCGCCGGGGTGAGTGGGTTGGGCCAAATGTAGATGTGCTTGAGTTCTTCGTAGTCGTGGAGGAAATTCAGCTCTAGGTATCTTTGGCCTGTGCGTTCTTTTACTAGGCGGGTGGATTTCAGGCGGCCACTCCAGCGTGCCCCGTCTTTGTCCATGGTGACGTGGATGTTTTTTGTGGGGCGCCTGTGGTGGTCGAGGGCCCAGGTGGCAAGCCAGTGATCTATCGGGATGGTGATGGTACCGGCCCCGGTGTCGTTGAGTTTCCACTGGAATTTGGCGTGGATGGCGTCTACCAGTCGGCCTTTGAGGTTCCAGTCACCGTCCCAAAGCCGGATGAGGGGTGGGGTGCGGCGGGCTAGGATGCGGCCCCGCCTGAGGGTTTGACCTTTCCGCCACACGGCCTCTAGCCGGTCTAGGGTGGTTTGGTCGAGGTTTTGGGTGCCCGGCATGAGGTGCAGGATGGTCATTAGAGCCTCCTTCCGCCCCAAGGCCTGGTCCAATATTCGACCATGCGGCATTGGATAGATGACTCCACTCCCCCGGTGAGGGTTGCTTTGACTGGTACCACGGTGGGTGGTGTGTGGGGTGGGAGTGGGTAGAGGAAATCCACACCGGCAAACCTGCCAGCAATGTTGGAGCCGTTGGCGGCTACGTAGCGTTCATGGCGTGGATAGGTGTCAATCGTCAAATCTTCCCCGGGGCGGAGTTGTGGGGTGGTGATGGTGCGGCGCCCATCGCGGCCAGTGGGGTCCGCGAAATCATAATCAGGGATAGTCCACTGGCCGGGTGCGGTCATCGCCCACTGCAACCATAGAGGCCGATCGGTGGGGTTATGCACCGTCAGCGTGCCGCTGGTGCTGCCTGGGGTGGCCTTGAACGCTGCCACGTGCGTGTCCCCTTTCCAGAATGGGAACGGGGCGCGCAGGTTCAAGATGAGCTTGGAGTGGTGGAGAAACCTGGGGTCCTTCTTCGACTGTGTTTTACTCTCCTTGAGCTTGACAACCTCTAGGGTGCGGCACTCACTGTTGGTAGTAACCATGATGGTGGCGGGAGTATCCGGGGCGAAGCCCGAATAAAAACGGGACTCGATGGTTTCCCAGTCGCCGGTATCACCGTAGATATCAAACCCCAGCACCAGGTCGATGGGGTCGATAGTGTGGCCCAGGTAGGTGGACCCCTCCTGGAACGCCGACTGCTGCCAGATCCCCGAGATCGGCGCCTCATCAAATAGGCCCTGGGGGTCCTCGGCCAGTTCGACGCCTTCCGCGCCCACACCCGCACCGGAAACAGTCCACGTGCGACCGTGGATGTCCGTGATGTCGATGCGGGCGGGGGTTCCAATATCCAACACAACCAACCAGCTCCTTTCAACGGTGTACCGGCTATGCGCCGTTCATGGCCATGACCTGTTGCCGGGCGTGCATCTCTGACCGGCGCAGGCCTTCCTCCACGTTGTTTGTTTCAATGTGATAGTGCACTTCCACCGGCGCAGATGGTTCCTCAGGTGGGTTCGGTGGGGTGCCCGTGACGGCTTGGGTGATGGCCCTAGCGTGCTGCGGATCGGCGTTGAGCATTTCCAGCAGTGGCCTGGCGTGCCTAGTTGCCGCCTCACGCACCACGAATTCACCGTTAGAAATCCATGCGGGGATGAGATCATCAGTGGGGCCACCAGGGCCTTCCACCAGGCCACCACCTGCATAGCCGTGGCCCTGACCCCACATCGTGGTCAAATCAAAACCGTAACGGCTGCGGTAGTAACGCAAGGCTGCCACCATATTCGAGAACGGATTCCGGCGGTCGTCCGGTAGCTCGGGGTCCCGGTGGGCGGCATAGGTTGCCGGAATGATCTGCAATAACCCAACCCCCGCCGATTCCCCGGACCCATTCACGTCCACGATCTGCTGGGCAATGTTCGGGTCACCGCCGGATTCTGACTGGATTTGCTTTATCATGGCGTTGACCTGGGCCGGATCGTCAGCGTTGAAGCCAACCCTGCGCATTGCCGCCATGGCCATGCCACGCCACTGCTCAGCGCCGCCGCCTGGCACATACACATGGTCGATATCACCGTCGTCGGCTTTTGGTGCTTTGATCGGTGAGAGGCCGCCCACCAGATCCAGGCCGGTGACCTCTACCGTATCCGCCTGCGGGTCGGCGTCAATCACGCTCGCTGCCGCCTGGGACAGGCTGGTGATTTCTTTCTGCTTCGCGGCGGTGCCTGAGCGCTTCGATACGCTCTGGCGGGCTTTTAGCCACTGGCTATAGGCCTTCACCATCGGGATATCATCAGATATGCCAACCAGGCCCAACAGGTCCTTAGTGTGGCCTGCCGCCGCGGTTTTAGCGAAATCAGCAACAATCTCCGAAATACTGGATGGGCCATCTGATTTCGCCCCGGTCACATACGAATCCGGGTCAGACTTACCCGACGCCCGGAACGCCTTGAGCTTATCGCCCGACGGGTCAGTGGTCTCCACAGCACTAGCAGAAGCAGCGTCGGTGTGGCCGAAATCAATATCACCCAGGCCGCCCATGCGGGGCACCTTAATCGGGGCGAAAAACTCCGCCGGCACATGCGCATGATCCGTGTACTGGGGATGACTAGCAGGTGCCGCATTGCCGCCGAATTGGCCATTGCCGCGGCCGCCACCCATCTCCACATTTGTGCCGGACGGGAGGGTGCCGGAAGTGTGGCCGCCACCCGGGCCCCCGTTATACCAGCCAATCTGCAACGACCCAGAAGGCCCCAGGCCGGGAAGGAACCCAAGCGCGTTAAGGCCTTCTTTTTCTGATGCGGTCGTGAACCTGCCGCCCCAAGGGTCGATACCCGCGGTGTAGCGGGCAATCGCCGACATGGCGCCACTACAGTCGCCCCAGTGGACGCCTCCCCACACGTAGGGTTTGCCCTCCAGGTCGGAAGCAAAAGCGTCCAGGTCCTCAATGGTAATGCCGCCCTCGGCGAAGGCGCGCACATCCGTGGGGCCTAGGCTGCCCTTCGCCACCGGGGCGAAGCCCTTCCCCTTGGCATCCACCAGACTATAACCGAAGTGGTCCGCTACCGCGGCAGTAATTGCCACAGCGCGGTCACGCCGGTAGTCATTAGCCAAAGGAATATAGGCTTCGCCGCCAGTCTCGGGCTCTGCCCACACTCGCCATTCACCACCAGCGGCAATCTGCGGAGAATGATCCTCCCCACCAGCAGCATAACGGCGGATCGAACCGGTGGCGTGGCGGCTAGCGCGGCTGGAGAACGGGCTACGGATAGCGCTCAGCTTATCGCTAAACCACTCCGTGACGTTCTCCCACATGTCTTTCATGCCATTCCACAGGCCACTGATGATGGTCTTGCCGGCATTAATTAACCAATCCTTGGCGCCCTTGAACACGTCAAGCACCAGCTGGCGGATACTCTTGACCTTTTCCACTACGGTCTTCACACCGCTCGCTACCGCGCCCGAGGCGTTATTCCACATGGTCATGAACTGGTTCACTAGCCGCTTGCCGAAATCAACGATCAGGTTAACAGCACGGGAAATGAACTGCTGGAAACTGCTGATGATCTTCGTGATGAACTGGCTAGTCGCAGCAACCAACCGGGCTTTGAAGGAATCCCAGTTCGTCACTGCCTGCACCACAAAGTTAATGATTGCCGCCAGGACCTTCACGACGGCGCCGATGAGTTCACCGATGATAGCGATCACCGGAGCAACAGCCGTAATAATCGTGGCGAATACCTGCACCAGACCTACAATCGCCGGCATCAGAGCCCCAATGACCCCGATTAGCGGGGAGATAATATCAAACGCCAACTTGGTGAATACCGGGATCAGCGGAGCCACCGCATCAAAGATCTGCTGCCATGCCGCCACCATCTGCGGAAGGAACGGCATCAACTGCCCCAAATACTGCGTCACCAAATCGGCAAGCATGCCCACCAGGTCCGAGAAAATTGGGGCCAGCTGCTGAATCAGTGGGGTCAAGGCCGTAGCAGCAATTTGGATCACTGGCGCTAACGCACCTACCACCTGGCTCAAACCCTGCGCAACCGGCACCAGCACAGCAGTCAGCAACTCGCCCAACACGGGAAGAAGCGGCGCCAACGCGGCACCGATATCGCTCAGCAGCTGGCCAATCGGCCCCATCGCCGGAGCCAAAGCAGACAACCCATCCGCGAAACCCTGCACAAACATCTGAACACCCGGCGCGGCCTGCTGGATGAAATCGCTGATGGCCGGCATGATCGTGGTGCCGATAGAGGTGAGGGCTGTGGATAGGATAGGCATGAGGGCGGCCAGGCCATCAGTCATGGAAGAGAAGAACGACCCCAGTGCCTGCTGCCCCTGCACGCTATTGACGAACTCGTTGACCATGGATAGCACCTGGCCAAGTGGGCCCAGGGAAGACTGGCCGGCGGTGGCGGCGGCCTGGAACACACCGCTGATGATGCCGCCCACGTCAGCTAGGGTTTGGCCGATGCCTTTCAGGGTGTTGATGCCGTTTTGCACCCACTGGTCGAATTGCCCGGTTTGGGTTGCCTGGGTAAGGAATTCGCCCAGGCGGGCACCTGCCTCACCCAGATATTGGCCTAGCTGGGGCAAATATGCGGAGCTTGCTGCGCCGATATCCACAATGGCTTGGGTGAGAGGTCCGGCAGCTTGGTTTGTGCCGGCAAACGCTTGCCGGGTGTTTTCCAGCATGGTGGCCAGTCCGGTTTGGGAAGCCTCACTGGATAGTGCTGCGATGTTTGCGCGCAGCCCAGTGTTGATTTCGCTAGCGATCCCCGCCAGGCCGGTCTTCAGCACGGGGAGCTGCACGGTCGCCAGGTTCGTGACGTCCTCAGCCAAGCCGTCGAATAGATTGTCCTGCACCGCGAATTTCAGGTCCTGCCACTGGTCGCCCAAGGCCTGCATGGCCAGCACGAATTCTTGTGCTTTCGGGGACAGGTTCGCTAGGGCTTCGGCGAAGGGGTCGACGCCACCAGCAGCGGAAGACGCCCCCTTCGCCAGGTTTTCCAGGGCGTCATCGAGGCGTTCCTGGGCGACCAGCACGTTTTCGTTTGCCTCTAGCAGGGTGCGCTGCGCGTCGGCTTCCCCACGGGTGGCGGCCTCGACTTTTTCCTTCGCGTCCTGAACCTTCTGCGAGCCCTCGATACCGGCGTCGTTCGCTGCCTGCACGTCCTTGGCTAGCTGGTTGTTTTTCTCCCGCACTTCATCGAGGTTTTTGACCGCTTTGCGGTATGCCAGGTCAGCTTCGGCGATATCCAGGCCGGAAGAATCCTTATCGGCCTGGGCGTCAATCAGGGATTGGCGGGCGCGGGCGACCGCCAGGACAGCTTCTTCTTCCCCTAGGGCCGCGTCTTCCAGTTCACCCTTGAGCTCTTTCAGGTCTTTGACGGCTTCTTTACGGGCGTCGTTGAGGGCGTCTTGGGCTTTCCGGGTGTTCTTCTGCGCGTCTTCTACCCGACGTTCGGCGTCTTCTACCCGACGGTTGGCCTGCACTAGGCCGCGTTCGGCAGACTCCACCTGCCGCTGGAGTTGTTTCAGCTTGTCCGCGGTGTCGTCGGCTGCGCCGCCGGCGGATTTCCCCATGGCAGAAAACGCCGCACCCACACCGCTCAGGCCGATGCCTAGGGTGGCCAGGCCTGCCGCGGCAGATGCAGCTATGCCGGGGAGTACACCCAGTACACCGATCACGCCGGAGGCGGCGGCTGCTACAGACGCCAGGGGGCCGATACAGCCAGCCGCGGCAACGCCAATGATGCCGATGCCGGTTGCTTGAGCTGCCACCATGCCCAATGATGATGCGGCACCAGCAGCCTGCGTGGCCATGGATGACAACCCGGCCGCGGCGCCACCTGTGTCCACGTCGATCTTGGCTTTACGGTCGCGGGCGGCAGCAGCGATCTTTGCTTTCGCCGCCGCGGTATCCGCATCAACCTCAACCGTGGTGTGGCGTTTCTTAGCGGCCTGGTCGATACGCTCCTTAGCGGGGGCAGTATCAGCATCAACCTCGACGGTGACTTTCTGTGGGCGGGTGAGATATTCGATACCCGACTTGGCGTCTGCGGTATCTGCCTCGGCCTGGATCGTGAGTTTCTGGTCCCGGCCCAGCTGGGCGATCTTCCCCTTGGCTGTGGCAGCGTCCACGTCCACGTCAATCTCAGCGGTAGGGAGGTTTGCCATTTCAGCGCGCAGTTGCTCCCGGAAGTCGCTCAAATCCGGGCGGATCTCCACGCCAAATTGGGCATTAATCCGTTCTAACTCCGCTTTCAGGCGCTTAGAGAACCCCGAAAGATTCGGCCTGATCTCAACCTTCGCAACCCCTGCGGTGTATTCAGCCATAACCAACACCCCCCGTTTTTTGTTTGTGGTTGTTTAGCGGTTTTCTACCCGATCCCCAAGCAGACCCGCGAGCAGATCATTCATGTCAGTTTTCCGTTGCTGCTGCTCCAGACGGTCAGCAGCGGTTATCGGTCGGGGCGGCGGCGGCAGCGACGTCTCCAGGCGGGCTGTGATAGCGCACAGGGCCTGAGTAAGCTCAATTAGCTGCGTGAGTTTCGCTTGGGTGCCGTCCCACTCCCGCAGCGACGGGGGCGCATGCGGGTTCTCTTTCCGATCCCGCAGCACCTGCTCCGCCAAATCATCGTCGTCAGCGAGAGCCGCCAGGTAGTGCGACCCTGGCGGCAACTGTTCTAGGAGCTCAATAAACGTCGCCCAATGCCGTACGCCACACAGGAAATCATCGAGGTCGATATTTAGATAGTGGTGGAGATCCCACCTAATCTCCGGCCCGTACTTGTTGATGAGGCCGGTTACATAGGGAAAGTGACTAGCTCGTCAACAATCCCTTCACCGTAGAAATGGGCTTGGATGTCAATGAACACACCAATGGCTACTTCCTCAGCGTCATCACCAACACTGTTCAACGCGGCCAGGAAGCGGCGGTAGTCATCCTTGAACAGGAGTCGCAGCACACCGGTGGCGTTGCCGGCGCGGGACATCTCCTCAATGGCGAGCCGATCAGTATAGACAGGTTTTTGGATCTCAATCGGCGGGGTGAAACCATACTCTTCACCCAGCACAAAAGGGTCATCGGTCACAAACGTGCGGCGGCGATGCCCAGCACGGTTTTGCATGGCCATGCCGCGGGCGCGGAATTTTTCAAACCGGTCCCCTGCCAGATCCGTGGCCTGGTCGGCTTGGGGCTTTTTCGTGGTACTGGTTGTGGTTTTTCTTGGCATGATTTATTTGTCTCCATTCATGGGGGCGGTGAAAAACCGCGGTAGGCGATGGTGCTTACCGCGGTGATTGATGGGGGTTATTAGGTGAACTGTGGGCTAGAGTAGGGAGCCCATCTTTGAGTAAGGGGTGACCTGCACCCGGTGGGCACCAGTGAGGGAGGTGAGTACCTGGCCTACGGACGTGGGGCTTGCCGACCATAGCCCTAGTGCGGTGCGGATCCGCCCCGGCCACTGCCTATCCAACGCGGTAGACAATGCTGTGGCTTTCGCCTCGTCACCGGTTGTGTAGTAGGCCCACACCTGGAGCTCGTCAGCAACCCGCAGCAGCTTGGAATAGTCATGGCCACTACCCACATCACCGGCCACCGGGGTGGCCCAGTTCGCGCGCACGTCCATGATGATAGGGATTCCCCCGGTCAGGCCGCGGCAGTGGCCGATGAAATCGGCCATCTTCGTGGTCAGCCACTCCTGGTATTCCTTGCTCTCATGCGGGGTGCCATCACCCCGGCGCGGCCAGTCAGTGGCGCCAGTATCACTCTTGTATAGGGTGAGGTCGTGGGCGGAGAACGAACCGGAATCCCAGAACAGTTCGGTGATGATGATGCCGTCAATCAGGTCCCCGTACTCGGCGGTAACCTGGGCAACGGCACCACCCAGCATGTCCCGGATATCACCGGGGTTGGTGAGTGCTGCGGGTGATGGCATGTCCCGGATAGTGCCGTCCCGGGAGACTGCTTTCCACTCGGGCTGTTTCCCCAGTGTGGTGGAGATCATCATGTCCAGGGTGAGGAAAACATTCTCGATGCCGGCACCACGAAGGGTGGTGATGGTGTCCCGGATGGGGTTTTTCCCGGCGTCGATAGACACCCGCTCTGGGTGGGCCGGCCATGGGAAGAGCGTCCATTCGGGGCGGCCCACAGCCAGGTCAATAGTGTTATAGTCCTTCGCTATGGCCTTCTGGGCGATAGTCGCCCAGTCGCGGTCAGCCGCGTTTGAGGTGTCTTCCCACCCAACACCAATGGCTCGGGTTTTCACCCCTGCCCGGTCGGCAAGCCTGCCCCGCAGGGCAGACTGCTGTACTTGTTCCCGTACAGTGCTGGCGGGTTTTGTTTCTAGCGCGGTGAGTCGCTTAGTGATCGGCCCAAGATCAACTGGGGGTTGGGCTTTGAGGGCTTCGGTGACTGCGGTTTTGATCGCCTGCGGGTCTACCTGCGCAGGCTGGTCTTTCAGCTTTTCCAGACTAGCAACCCGGGTTTTCAGGCTTTCACTAGCGACGGTCACAGCGTCGGCGGTGACGTGGGCTGATTCGATGCCCTGCTCGATACGACCGAGCCGCTCCGCCGACAGAGGGGTATTAGGGTCGTTATTATTCCAGACGTTACGGGCATACGCCATGATTCCTCCTTCTTATGGGGCGGCGGTTGGTAGGAGCCCTCGACCGGGTAGGGTGTTGTTACCGGCGAGGGCTAGGAGGGGTCCTTAGTGACCTCCACCGTCTTCGGGAAACCACCACCGGTGAGGTCAGTGGCGGTGATTGATGGGGCGGCGGATACCTTAGCGATCACAAAACCGGCATCCACCGTGCCGGTAGCCTCAGCCTCGTTTTCACCCAAAGCACGGAGAGCCGCCTGCACAGCCGCGGCATCAGCGTTATAGGGGATGGCAGCGGTGGTTTTCCCACTAATGGTGATGGTGTAAGTGCCGCCCGTGGCGCCCTTGACGGAGAACTTGAACTTGCTATCTGAGAGCTTGTGGGCGCCAGTGATGCCCATGAGCTTCGCTAGCTCCGGGGTGAAGCCGGGGCCGGCCAGGCCGAACCCGTACATGGAGCCGTACTTTTCATCTTCCTGCGCAGCCAAGGTCAGCGGGAACGTTAGCGCATCCGTTTCAGAGAAGGACTGTTTGCCACGCTTTTCGACCGTGATCTTGGGGAAAACGAAATGCGGGTAGATCTCGGCGCCTGGGTCGCCGTCCTTAGCGAGCACCAGGGCGGAGTATTCCCGCACCCGGGCAGCCCGGCGCTTCTTAGCGAAAAATCCGGTGCCCTCATCGTACTGCCCCTCCAGAAGATCGTAGAACATTTGCAGGGTTCGCCAGCGGGATTCTTGGGCGGTGAAATCAATCGTAAACGTTTCATCGGTCACGAATGTGCGGCGTCGGCCGCGGCTACCATAGCCCTCAGGGCCTTCCACCTTCGAGTCGGGGGCCAGCTCAACGCCGGCTTTTTTCTCACCTTCGCCGATTGGGAACCAGCCTTCCGGCAGCTCTAACAGCTTACCTGTGCTATCGGTGATGCGATCTGGGATTTTAGTCCCATAGGGGCACAGCAGAAGCGCGTAGTCCAGGGCCGCAAAAAGCAGGTCATCTGTTTTATCTTTTAATTTGTAGAAATCCGTGGTGGTCACGGCTATCTCCTCTCCCCGCACGGTGCGGGCATTAAGAAAGCCCCTGGGTCTCCCGGGGGCAAGGGTTGTTATTTGTGGCTTCGGGGCCGGCGGATCGTGATCTCATAAAGAGCATTCACATACCTGTGGTCGGGGTTGATCCATGGTGGCATTACTGATCCCACCCGCTCGGTGATACTCACGATACGGACCGGTACTTGCGGGTGAGTAGGGAAAACGTCTAGCATCCACGCCCTCAAGTAGCTGTTGATTTTCTGGGCGTCAGCACGGGTTTCCGCCAATACCCCAATCTCTACGAGTGGGACATCCACCTGGTTATTGATGTCAGCAGCCCCGGTGGTGCGCTGTACCACAATCAGTGGGGCTTGCTGGATCTGGGTTTCGTAGTCGTCGGGGATCCACGTGCCCACCCATGGCTGGGGCGTCATCTGCTGGGCTACCTGGTCGAGGGCGGCCACAATGATTTGTTCAGCATCCGGCCACGGCACCAGGTCGTCAGGAATGGTAATAGTCATAGCCGCACCGCCTTAATTGTCTTACGCAGCATCGCCCGGGGCGCAACACTGCCCCGCCCATGGCGGGATTTGACCCTGTGCCCGAACTCCACCGGCACACCATAGGGGGCGTCTATCGAGACCGTGGCCACCAGGCGCTTGCGGGCTTTACCCGTGTAGGGGCGGGCTATTTCCACATCAACTGCGCCAGAGGATGCTAGCCGGCCGGTATCCCGGGGCGCCACCGTAGCGTAGATGGCCTCCGCTAGATAGCCGGCACGGTACAGGAGCTCCTCCACCTCGGGGCCTTCCAGGTATCCTTTCATGATTCGGGGCGAAAACTTCATGATTACCGCACCTCCTCACAGATCACCGCGGTCCCCACAATGACGCTCTCTCTGCGGGGATGCTCCCACAACTGCGCCTCAATGACTTTTAGTTTTCTTCCGAAACCCTCGATAATATCCCCGGTGCGAATATCCGGGGCCTGGCGTTTGATATACACCGTTGGTCGGGTAGACACCACCGTCTTGCGGTCTGTATCGACCGTGGCCTGAGCCCAAGCGATTCTCGCCCCAGTGATCGTGAGAACCGGCACTGGGGCAGTCAGATCACCGAACTTGTCCCGGCTGCGGCGGAGCACTTGGATTGTGGCCACAGCCGTCACCATCCTTCGGCAGTGATGTTACGGAATTCTCCCACGCCGATAGCGTTTTCGATAAGGTCACGTTCTTGACCGGTGAGATAGAAATTTCCCTCACCGTTAGCGAATCGCAGAGTGCTGCTGAATGGGCCACCGGTGTCGGTAATCTCTGAAGCTCCATCATGCGTGTCAGCGATAAGTGAGCGCCTCACCATAGCGCAGGACACCATTTTTAGCACGCCTGCTTGATGTTCACTAGGGGCATCGGGGATCAGGGGAAACTTCGCCTTCAACCACACTGCGGCATCTTCCAGCAGCGTATCGACGACCTTATCGGGCAACCCGGGCGGAAACGCTTGCCACCGGTCTTTCAAATCCGCAGCGACTGCATACGGCATTAGGCGCCTAATCCGGTAAGCCGCACCATGGCCATGGGGTCAGTCACCACATGCTCTAACACAGCTTTCACCTTGGTCCAGGTCAGGTCACGTGCTTCGTCCCGCCAGGTAGCGGTACTAATTGGCTCCTCCATGCCGATCGTACCCACTTGCCCTTCGGCAACTAACAGGCCCTCACCTGGGGTGGCCAGCGGAGAGGAAATCACTTCCAGGCCCTGGGACTTCAGGAACGCATCCTGGGCGTCGTTAGTGTCAAACGTGTTAGCAAGCTGCAGTGCGTCATCGGTGTGGAGAACCAACAAGTTATAGAGGTAACCCATTTGGGTTTTCTCGCCGGCAGCTAGGGCCGCGTTAAGCTCTGCCCGGATAGACTTCGCTGCGGTCTGCTTGAGTTTTTCAGTTTTGTTCATGCTGACCCAGCCGGAAGATTCCACCTTGGGAATATAGGACCCGTATTCCTGGATGGCTTTCTTAATAGCGAGCATGCCATTGTTGTCCACATCGAACACCATGGTGTTCGAAATTCGCTGGGCTCGGCGCTGTAATAGCGCCATGTCGTTTCGGGCTTTCGCCTCGTCAGTGATGGAGAACTTACCACCAAGCTTTTTCACCTGGGCCACTTTGGGCTCACCAGGAGTGGCGTCCAGTTCCGGGTATTCGCCACCTGGGGCGATGATACCGGTGTGGTCATCTGCTAACACCTGGTTTTCGGTATTGACTTCATACAGGATGGCGCCGCCCTGAGCATCACTGTGGCCGAAAAGGCGGTCAGTGAACATCTTCAGTGCGGTGATGTCCGCAATGTATTTAGAGATTCGTGCTGGTTCTTGCAGCATCAAATCCACTGTGATGGCACCGTTGGCTACTGTGGGGGCGGCGCCCGGGTAAAAACCAGAATTTTTCATGTTGTTTCCTTCGTTCGTTTTATAGCAGTGCGATAGTTACGGGCTTATCCGCACCCGCGGCTTTCGTGAGGGCAATGGCCACAACAGGCCCAGTGCCGGCGGTGGCTGCTTTACCGCCGGCTGCGGTGGAAATCTTAGCGCCAGCAGTGATCGCGCCGGCAGCAATAGCATCGAGCACATACCCGGCCCGGTAGATGGTTACGTAGTCGTCTTTGGCCACGTCCGCGGCAACCACACCGAATGGGATAGCATCCGCGCCAGCAACGTCGACGACCGGGTTCCGGCCGTCCATTTCTCCAGAGACCACGACGAAACTACCTGCGGGGATCGCCTTTGCGGCTTTAGCAGTAACATCGCTGCCGGGACTGTAGTGCCGTTTAGTCACATTCATAATATTTCTCCTTGATTATCCGGTTTTATTTTTCAGCTCGAAGAGCGGCCGGAATCCAGGATTCCGGGTACGCCGTGTCTTCTACTTGGCTCGGGGTTCCCTGCCCTGATTGCAGCCCTTGCCGAGGGCGTTGCGACGGTGGTGGGGTGCCCTCTGTAGGATCCCCGTACAGGGCCTGGAGGCGCTTAGCGCGCTCGGTGATTTCCTCTTTCGTGCCAGTACCTAGAAGCGGTAAATCTTCCGCCTTAATACCATGCGCAGCAGCTACTTCGAACAATGTGTTTGTTGTCCGCTCCTGCGCTAGCTGCTGTTCCGCAGCGGCTAATTTTTCCTGCATGAGTTGAAGTTCCGTCTTTTGGGAATCCTCATGTTGTTTCCATTTATCAGCCGCGGCCTGCACAGCATCCCGCTCTTGGCGGGTTTTCTCCAATGCCGCCAAGGCCTCTTCCAAGGTCATCTCCTGCTGTAAAGCAGCGTCTTGTGATGGTGTTTGGCTGGTATCCGGGGTGGTGTCCTCTAGGCTAGTGTCTTGCTCATCCTGGGGCTCGGCGCTAGTAGCGTCTTGCATAGTTGCCTCCTTTTAGATTGTGTGAAATTCGAATAGTCAGGGTGGTCATGAATAAACCCCACCAGCTTGGATGAATAAACCCCACCAGCTTGGTGGGGTTAGTTCATAGGGATGGGGAGCATGGGGTCAATCCTGGTAAACCCTAGTGTTCTGCGGATAAAGTCAATGCCCTTAGGGAGAACATACGTGGTGTACGACACTTTCTCTTCCCCGTTCGGCTGCTCATAGCGGTGGGCTTTGACCTCGAAGTAGCTCATATGCCGCTGGTAAGGGGTATTGCGCATAGCGCCGCGAGGAATCAACACGCCTCGGTTACGCAGCTCACGGAAAAGCCAGTTTTGGCCCACCCCCAGCATCTTCGCTACCACACCCATGCTGTAGGATCCAGACGCATCAATGAAGCAATCATAGGCGTCTGCTTTGGGCTGCATTTTCTTGTTTGCTGCCTCCAGCGCCAGACGCTCAGTTTCGGCGTTCAGCAGCATTTGCGCCATCTCCAGACGAGTGATCTGGGAAGGATCAAATGCTGGACGGGCAGCAAGGCGCCGCTCCATATCGGTAAATGCTTTAACGAGCTGCTTCTTGAACTGTCGCACCACCGCAGTGTTACGCATATAGGTCATGAGCAGCATTGCATGCTCACGATTCAATACCGCAATGGTGCGATTTTGGGTTCCACCAGCAGTTTCAAAGGGTCGGATTTCAAATCCGACCCTTCCGAACTCCTCAAAATCCTCTTCATTATCACGCACAACCCGCAGCACACTGGCATGTTGAATTTGCGTTCCTTCAGCAATAACAAGTGATGTAGTTGTCAACTCCCCCTCAGGGGTTTGTCGAACGATCATGGTATAGTCACTATTTGGTTCTTGGTCAAACATCAGGAATCATCCTTTCTTATACAAAAACCCGCGTGCCCCTATATGGAGCATGCGGGTTAAAAAATGGTTTAGCGCTCGGACTAAGCAGGCACAGCAGGCAATGGAGCGTCTGGCATAAAAATAGTTTCCTCACTGGACCGGGGCACGCAGAACGTTGCCTTGTACCGCAACTTCTTAACAGATTCAAAAATTTTCCGCTGCAATTCCTCTTCCTCATCAGGAACGAAAATTAAAGTGTCTAACGTATCATTGTAAATATTGACTCCATAATCCATGGAAATAAGTACACCATCTACAGTACGAATATCATATGCTTCCGGATTATCATTGTAAGCAATAACATTCTCTGTATACGGCTCTTGCAAAAGAAGATCAACAATATCTTCAATGGGAGCGTCTGAAAAAACATAAAGACTCATCGTATAAACTCCTCTTCTTCACCATCGTGGTTGATATAAATTATTCTATCAATCCAAGAAAATCGTGGGTTCTTCAAACACATCTGAAGATCAATACGAACCTGTTCATCCGCACGTTGTAACCTAGCACCATCAATAACGATTTGCACTACATCTAGAGGCATAAGGCTGGAGAAATTCTTCTTTGCTTCACGAAGATTACCAGGAATGGTATTTTTCCCGCCACCATCAGGGGCTTTCATCTCTGTAATCACATCATCAAGCACAATATCAGGTGAGGTCTTTTTCTCCCCCTCACCTAACCGCCGTATTCGAACTGTGTGCCCATGTTTCAATAATGTGATAAGGGTTTCCCATTCATGGGTTGCTGGGTTGGTAGCTCCTTCTTCGGCTGATAACCGGTGTAGCCAATCGGGATTATCGCCGAAATTCTTCCGCACTTCGGGCGGAATGTAAACCTTTTCCCTTCTTTCTTCAAAGTCGAGCGTCACCCCTTCACCAGGGATGTCCTTACGAATCTCACTGGGCGACGTGTCAGGCTCAGTCTTTTCTGGGTCGGCCTTTAGCGCCGAGTATTTTTCCGGGTCGGCTTTTATCGCGTCGGCATATCGTTTATTGAATCTATCCCTCGGCTGGTCAAGACCTGCATCTAATTCCTCTTGCGTTGGCTGAAAAGTTGCGTCATCCCATAGATCTTTCAGGGCATGGTATTGCTGTTCACCATTCCAGGGCACTCCCTTAACAACGAGGACTGCTATGCAATCGCAGTGGTCATGATATTTCTCTCCTTCCCGCCGGGACCCTGAAACATATGTGTGACCCCCGGTAGCGCCCGGATTCCGGTAATGAACCTGGCGGGGCCGTACTTCCCTGGGCTTGCCTGTTGTCACCACGGTATCTTCGGAATATACTGGCCCCCGGGATGCCAGCATCGCGCAAAAAGCACAGCTCTCAGCCCCAGTTAAAACCCTGGCCCACCCCAACACCTTGCCACCAGGCTTGGCGCTAGCTGGTTCTGCCTTACTGGCCTTTTTCCCAGACCCACGATTATCATCTCCCGCCTTCCTGCCGTCGCTGGTGTATTCCACTATCACCTTGGGCCTGCCATCCGACCCAGTGCCATCTTCCACCGTCACCCGTGGACGTTTCTGCGCCGACACCGCACGCACCCGTCCCTGGGCCGCAGTATCAACCACCACATCACGACCAGCTGCACGCGCATGCCGCACTGCCCCAGCAGCTACCCGGCGCGATACCTGGGCCACAGCAGCAGGGTCCGCGGGATTAGCGGGGAAGGCCGCTACTTTTTCCACCAGGGCACGCTGTGCATCTTTTGAATATGATTCGATATCGCCAGGTATCGGATCTTTTTTCGGGTTCCATCCTAGGGCGCGCAAGAGCATCTTCCAGGCCGCGTTAGGCCGGTATGGGCGCATAGGCGCCACGTCTATCTCCATGCCTCGTGCGCGCATATCTTCGGTCATGGTTTGGACTGCGGAGTGGTAGAACGCTTTCCTAGCTTTATGGATGAGCGGCAGCAGCGCGGCCACTAGATCCCAGAGTGCTTCAATCGTGGTGGGGATCGTTTGTTCTTCGATTAGTCGATATATCTGGTCTCTAAGCCACAGGGCGGTTTCCCGGTCTCGGGAGTGCTGGTTTTCGATGCTCACAACCCACCCCCTTGTGGTTTTGCTATGTCACTTCAGGCATGGTTTGGGTTTCATCTCCTTGTGTAGATGGGTAGCCATACTTGGTGAGAATCCGCTGGATTTTCTCCTCTGTGAACCCGGGGATGTCTTCCAGGAGTGCTTCCGCTGGTATGCCGAGCATGGTGGCGAGTTTCCCGAGCGCGTCGACGGTTTGGGCGAACGACCTTGCTGTGGTGTCTTTCCACTTCACTTCGCCGGCGAAGTCAGCGGCTGAATCGGCGTCGCCGTCCATGTGCCCGCACAGCCGTAGTAGTTGTTCGTAGGATTCGCCGAGGCTTGTTTGGATTTCGGAGGCTTTTCGGTCTTTGGCTGATTCCATGGCTGCCAGGCCATCGGCGCTGATGTTGCTGATGGCGTTCGCGCCTAGGGATTGCGCTGGGACCTGGGCGATCGCGGCCAGGTCCCGGATGGTTGCTTGTTTGGAGTCAATGTACCGGGTTAGGTCGGTTTCCTCGAACTGGCCGGCTTTTGTTTTGGTGCCGTCCGCGTTAATGAACCAAACATCGTTCGCTTTCATGCGGATTCCGTCTAGTTCGTCTTTGGGGGCCCATCCGATCACGTATCGTTGTTTGAAAGCGGCATAGTATTGGGCGATGCCCATTTCGTAGCTGGTGCGGTCGATACGGTCTTGGAGTGATAGGAGCGGCTCGATAATGCCGCCGTGTTCCTCACCGTCTAGTAGCCAGCGGTCCCGGAAGCGGACAACTGGTGGCACCCCAGCGCCGTGAGGGCGGGCCTCGATGATCTGGAGGTTGATGGTGTTGTTCCACGTTTCGGAAACCCATTCCGCCGGGTTTTCGGGGGCGTGGCGCGCCCCAATGTAGTAGATGTAGTTTTCGTCTATAAGCCGCATCCTAGCCCCCCGGATTTCTAGGGCGAGAATAGGCCATTCTGAAGTGAGCCCGTATTCGCCTGGCCAGGCCCTTGATTCCCCGTAGTAGGCGGTCATCATGCGGGGAGAAACCCCCGTGATAAGCGGTGCGGATGCTTGGCCAGGGAAAGTACCCCGATCGACTACGGCATAGGATGTGCCATATTTGAGGGCCGCCCGGGTAATGCCGGTTTGGGCAGCATCCATCGCGTTGCGTTGCCAGTGCTCCCACAGTGGGGATTGCTCGTAGTTGCCGCTGAAATAGTTTTCGATCTTCATCGACTGGGCAAACGTATCCAACACTAGAGGGAGGAATGGGACTTGGGAGTCTTGGGCGATCTGGATATGTCTTTCATACCTGCCGCCTGGTGTTGCCTTCTCTTTCAAGACCGTGAACCGGTTGGCCGCGTATTTCCGGGTCCAGGGCAGCATCGCCATATGAATCTTGTTGTTCCTGGCGCATTCGTATGCGTGTTGGGACAGGAGTCCTCGCACACCATCAAGTACCGCCCGGTTCGACATTTTCATTACACAAACACCGCCCTTCCGTCATAGCGGGTATCTGGTTGGTTATCCAACCATTTTCGGCGCACCATCCGCGCACCGATCAGGCAAACCGCTGCATCAATCTTTTTCGCTGAGGTTGGGGATTCTTTCCGCACAGATATCCCGTAACGGTTTTCCGCCCGGTAGCAGTTCCGTAGGTGGTCTGTGAGGATTATGGAGCCGTCGTAGGTGAATCCGTGCTCAATGATTTCTCTTTCTGTTAGTTCGCATGCCCGGGTAAAATCAAAGCTTTTACTGCGCATGTCCCAGGCGATTGGCTCTGGATTTGCCCCAGACGGCACCGCCCACAATGCTAGTTGGTCTTTGTAGCATTCTGGCCACGTAATCTTCGTGAAGGACTCCCATTCACGCACGTCAGCGAAGAACGCTTTCACTGTCCACGTGTCAAACGCCTGGGCAACACGGGCTGTGACTGCCTCAACATCAACGGTTTTCTTCTCTGCTTGGGACACGTGGCTGTTACCAGGATCCCAAGCGCCGATGAGGAATACATGGCCATCGCTAACTCGGCACCCTACTAGCGCTGTCGTGTCGCGGGTGAGCGATCCATCAAAGAACATGACAATCTCTTCACCAGGCTCCACCTGGATATCCGGCATGGCCATAAGCGCCAAGTCCTTGGGGTCAATCCACGCATCAACAGACGCCACTGGCCAGTTCAGATATTTCCGTTTCGAATCATCGGGCTTAGCACTGTGCGTCCAAATGCGGGTCATGATGGCGTCGATATCAACCCACGGACAATCCTGATACACAAATTCCAGCCCGGCGCGAAGCGATGCCGCATCGGCTAGGTTGGTTTCTGGCGGGGCTTGGATGATATCCATGAGGATCTGTTTTTCATTCTTGGATAAGCCTTTCTCTTGGTTACACCAGTCGAGAAACGTGTGCTCCCCCACGGTGTTTTTCCCCGGTTTCCAGGCATTCAGGGTGCCTAGCATACGGGAACCGGATTTCGTTAAGTTATCGACCAAGGTGCTGTATAGCTCGACGCCGCCTTTAGCTGGGGTCCAGTGCTCTAACTCGTCGCCAATGATAAAGGTCGCCTCCGCACCCTCCTGGGTGGTCGCAGATGATGTGATGACTTCTAGTTTGCCTTCGGGGACAACGTTGATTTTCGTGATGCCGGGGTCGATATCGTAATCGCGGTGCAGCTCAATCGCCGTCTTCTTGTTAGCCATCGCCCTGATATGTCTCATCGTGTTGTCTGTTTGCGACTCAGAAACCGCGGCTATCTGCACCCATGGCATCGCCACAGGTTTACCAATGCAGCCGCCGAGCACCTGGGGGTCAAACCTTTCCAGCCTGACGGGGGCAAGCAGCTCAATGAGCGCCATAGCAGCAGCAAACGGCGACTTGCCGGATCCCTTAGCTAGACGACGGAACGCACTGTAGAACAACCATTTCCCATCTGGGCCAACAGCGTAAAACCACAAAACGAACCTAGCCTGCCGCCTGGTGAATTTCCAGGGTTTCCCGGCGCGAATCCCATTCGGGTGCTTCAGATATTTTGCGGCCCACGCTAGCGCCTCCCAGCCGAGTGTTAAATCAGGAACCCCCGGGGGGAGCGTGTCTAGCCGCTCCTCCGGGGGAATCATCATGCTAGATCAGCCCGATACTGTTCCATGATCGACACGGTGGCCTCCTTCGCCTCATCCGTTATCTTCGGAGTGATGAGCTCTACACGCAGCCGACGCCGTGCCCCTTCGGTGGTCATCAGCGCATCAGCACGGGAAAAGATTACATCCATCATCCCAGCACGCGCACCAGTCGGAGAGCTTAATTCTTGGGTGATAAGCCAGCACACTAAGCGGGCTTCCTGCCAATCACTTTCCTGATAGAACTGAGCCTGACCACTCCGCTTTAAGGACCTGAACCATTGCTTGGCATAAGGGTGCCACGCCCTGTCTTCCGCAGGTGGTTTCACTACCTGCTGCCCCATGGCCACCACCACAGCAGGGACATCACCATCCGGCTTGTTCCGTCGCCTACGCTGGTCGCTACGCTTCGGCACTGGACCACGCACCATAACCAACCACCTCCTTCACTGGTCGCTTACCGCTCGGGAATACGCCCCTCCCGCTGCAACGCAGCAGCTACTCGCACCGCGGGAGCCAGATCAACAAGGCCACCCATACGGTAAATATCCTCCGTCGTGCGAATGAATCGGGCCCGGGAATAAATCTCTACGCAGCCGCGCCGACGCCCCGGCCCCTCCGGGAGCAGCCCGAAAACATGCAGACCCCGCCGGGAGACCGAACGCTCCACGACAGCCCCGGGCACCGCCCGGATAATCTCAACCGCCCAGTCGGCCACCTTGCCGCTCCGACTGATGCAGTGGTCAAGGTCAATACAGGCCAGGCCACCGCCCAGCATGACGCCGCGCGGACCATCCTGCACAGCGTCATGGGTAGTCCAGGTTTCCGGTTTAGTAGTTGACGCAGGGTCGCCTGTAGGTGTGATAGGGCGTTTACCATCGGCCGCCGTCCACCGGGGCAAGTCACGCATCCGGGCCGGCAACTGCTCACGCCGACGCCGACGGTACGCCTTCTGCCTGCATGCGGACGAGCAAAACCGCGGGGAGCGTCCCCGTGTAGGGATCTCTAGCCGGGCTTCGCACACCTCACACGCCAATCTCATAATCTACATTTTACCACAAGCGTTACGATATACCTAGTACAAGCTTGGCGTATTTACCTTTTTCAACTGCCAACAACTAGAGGGGTGAGCAATCAAGGAAATGGTGACCCACACCATAGCGCAAAGCCGCAGGTCACAGCCCCAGCACGCACCACCAACCAACACCTAAAACCAAGAAACCTAACCTGACCAGCAAAAACCCTGAAACCCGTACACGGGCCGGGGCCGTATGTGTGCCGTACCAGGGACCGGCCGGCGGCGGGGTACCCCCCACCCCACGTGGCATAGGTCACCTTATTTTAGGCCGGGGTGGCGGGTAGCAAACCTGTCATACAGCCGGCGGCGCGCCACACGCCTACTGATCCCCCGCGCTGTTTCGCGCCGGGACTTTTCCGCATGGCACGACGGGCATAGCCACTGGAGATTATCGAGCCCATCGGTGCCGCCCTCAGCGACCGGAACGATGTGGTCCAACTCCAAGCCACCTCGTCCTGTCACCGGTTCGGCACCACAATAGGCACACCAATAAGGAAGGTGGCGCCCCGCTAATCGGTGTAGGCGTTTCCACTCAGCCGCAGACGTGCGCGACGACCCGTTACGCCACACCATCAGCACCGCCTTGCGACGGGCGAACAATGGCAGCAATCGCCCATGACAGTGCCTGTTCTAGGTGCGTGATGGCTAGCTCACGCTCCCGGCAGTCCGGTGCGATCGCCGCCACCCGGTGCGCCGCCGCCTGCACACTGGCACGAACCTTAATACAGTCTTCGCACTGCGCATCGGTGCCTTCGTGATACCGGAAGCGACGGTCAATCTCCTGCTGGATGGTAATTGCTTCTGATCCCATGATCCCCTCCTCCCCAACCCTATGCATGACTAAACCCCTAGGTGTTTACCCAGGGGTTCCGAACGCCAGTTTACACCAACACCTGTCCCACACCAAAGGATAACGCACCACGCATCGCCCCGGCGCGGGCCAACACATCATCCAGCCGTACCAACATGCCACCAGCATCGTCCTTTGTGGTGGCCACTTTCCCCGCCTGCGCCCATCGGTACACGGTTGTGCGTGACACCGACGCCCCAGCCTGCTTAGCCCACGCCGCCGCTACCTGGCACGTCGCCCACTCCGGTGGGGTTGGTTCCTCTCCCCCGCTGTCGGGCTCTACCACAGACGCCACCATACGCGCCTGGGCAATCACTTCTTCCGCCATCATCTCACCCCACGGCGCGCCATCTGCCACATCCAGATACCGCTGCAACCACGCAGCAACAGACGCGATCCTCACAGGCACCGGGCCCACAACACCATCACCGCCACACGCCAACACCTCCGAAGCCCAAAACGAAAGCAGCCCCTCCGTCTGAACCAGAAGGTCCAACACCGTCAGGTTCACTGGGGGCTTTGAGCAACACACCGCGCGCCCCGGGGTATCAGTGGTACTACTGCCCCGGTGAAAGGTAAGGAATTCCTCCAACCCGGCACCATTGCGTTCCAGTGAGTACAAGCCCTTCCCTAACTCATGAAGCAGATAATCATCCACCTTCAATCCTTCCTCTCTTTTAAATTAGGTCATCCCGCAATAGATTTGCAGTCTACTCACCGCTCCTGCCACCTAACGACCCAACCCCGACCCGACCCGGCAAACCCAGATCCGTCACCCTATCTTCCTGGTCTTGATCTAGGTCTGGACCAGATTCGGACCAGGTTTTACCATTTCGTTATAAAATGGGGCAAAAGAAAACCCGAGCACAAACCCGGGAACCCTTCTAGGTGCACATATGCACCACAATTGGCAAAATTTGGTAAAGCCGCCTACCCTAAAAGCAGCTCTTCCACCATGCGTGGAAGGAGCATCCGAGGCCGTTTGCTTGCAAGCGGCCTCTGCTTTATCTTTATCGCGGCTAACAAGAAGACGCCCAACAACAGCCGCGGCGCACTTTCGCCCATGGCCACCGCATGGCTAAACACCAACCCACCTGACCGCACGCACGCCAACTACCCGCCCCAGCCCTGCTGAAGCGGGTAACAATAGGCAACGCCTCCTATACCACCTACCTTTCTTGAACGCTCAAACCATCAATTCTTACTCTTACTTCCGCTTCCCACGCTTACGCCACCGCCGCCCACGACGCCGCGACTTACCCGGCTGACTGTCATGATTCCCACTCGGCATGCCCAGCGCGTTACCATTCCGCCTCCGCTCTTCCAAAGGCGGCCCCGGAGGGTTCTTCTCTCCCATTACTGCCGCTTCCGCGGCAGTCGGCGACGCGCCCATATCATTACTGTCTTCGGGGTCATCCGCGAAATCCATCATCCCCGACGGCACCCACCCAGCCGGTGGCTCATCCCCGGAAACCCAATCAGGTGCTGCCTCTAGCGGATCATCAAACCCTTGGACAGGACCGGCAGCCGCACTAGTCACCTGCGATGCCGCATCATGACGCCTGGCGGGCTTAGGCTCATCCACCCGGGCAACCTTACTTTGCGCTGGGGATTGCCGCTTAGCGCGCCGGGATCGCTGGCTAGCCTGATCTTGTTCTTGCCGCTGCTGTGCCTGCTTCTTGCGCTCGTCCTTAGAAACTACATGAATGCCATGATCTTTCGCGTACCGCGACTCATTAATAAAAGCAATACTGTGTTTATTGTAATGTACCTCCTCAGGCGTGGGCGGGTCCCGAAGCTCCTTAACCTCACCCGCGCCACGAGCGCTGTTACACGAATAACAAGCGACTACGAGTGTTTCCGGCGTCGAATCCCGGTGACCGTTAAGTGAATCATAAGTCCCCCGCCGACCGCTCCTCCGATCACGCCAATCCACACTTCCCCCACACCACCGGCACTGATCCCCATCACGAATCCGCACCTTCATCAGCAAATCAACATTGTGCTTATCCCGATTGCGACGCCGGTCCAACTCAACTTCTTCCCTCGATCGCATGTGGAAAAGCTCCCGATCATCAACCAGCCGAAGCGCCGGATACCCCTCAGGGCCTTCCTCCTGGAAAAGTAACCCCGCACCGCACAGCATCTCCAGCATGATGTCTTCCCTCCCCGGCGCGACCTGATAGAGCGACCCGTACCCAATCCAGTAGTCTGTCATGTGCGCTGCCGCGATGATTGCCAGTTGCGCTAGCGCACCGACGGCTTCGTTCTTCAGCTGGTGATTCCCCTTACATACTTCCAGCAGTCGAATCATGAGCGGGTGGGTAATAAGAGTGTCTCCCATACGGAGCCAAGGCATAATTTTCACCTTTCTTTTTAAATCTCAAAAATATAAACGCGCGCAACGCAAACCATCACGCGCGTTCCTGTTGTGCTGCGCCTAGGCAGCGGGTTTACGCGCACTCACCCGACGGCGCCGAGTGCGTCGCACGGGTTGCGCTTTCCTAGCGGCACGAGCCGCCCTTGAGTGTCCCTGATAGCAGCGGTTACATAACCCTTCTCCCATGTGGCGCTGTTTATATTGGTACGGTGTATGACAGCACTTCTGCCGCGCATGGGCCGCCACCAGGGCCTGCGGGTCCATAGGCCCACCACACCAGCGGCAGCACAGCTGATAGGGATCGCTACTGGTCAGTGGTTGGGGGCGATCCGAATAACGGCCGGCAACCACACCGGCAACCCGCACCCCACGCCACTCACAGTCCGATAGCATCCGCTCGCAAGCCTCAAGCAAAGGGCACTGCGCACACAGCAACTTGGCCTGCTGGTGCCGCTTCCGCATACGCGCCACCGGCTCACCCGCCGCAGCCGGATCCCACAGACTTGGCGCGGCCGGGGTCGCCTGCATATCACGCTGCTGACAGATACCCAGCTCGGCATCACCACCACATGGCAACATCCCGCCGGTCACACCGCACCCCCAGTCGGATTCGCACGCAACCGCCGAATCTTCGCCCCCTGGGGCTTCGCCCCATCAATCACCGTGTCGTACTCAAAACCATCACCATCACGCACCACATCACCGGCAGCATCCGCACCGACATTAGACGACCCTACATCCGCGCCGGGGAGCCCCGGGAGGGGCTCTTGAACGCCACGGTCAGCAGGCACAAAGGAATACGCCTCGAACATATCCTTCAGTGCGACATACACCCTGGCACGGTGGCGTTGGGGTGTGAGCGGCACCGGGATAATATCTGTATCAAACTGGTGTGCCGCAGCACCCATCGCGGCAGCCTGGGCGGCAGTGAACATGATTGGCCCCACATCCCCAGCGGGGCCTTTTGCGGACGCTTTTGCCTCAGCGCGCACCCGGTCGAACAACTGCGCCACATCTGTGGTGAACGCCGAATCAGCCCGGGCCGCGGTCACCTCCGTCAGGTCACCACAGGTGCCGGAAAGGTCCTGAAGTTGGACTTCCTCGTCACGGATGAAGATAGCAGCCCTTGCGTCGTCTTCTTCCTTATCCGGCTTCAATTTCAGAAACAGCTTGGCGCTAGCCGTGGTGATTTCCACCACCCGGTGAGCCTCTTCCACATCATCAAAATAGGCACTCACATAGGCCTGAACCACATGCTGGGGATTCGCAGCAACCACCAGCAGGCTACCGGCATAGGTGATAAGACGCACCACATCGTAAATCTCTGGCTTCCGCTCCGTCACCCCGACCACCGCCCGGATAGCACGCTGCAACTCCCGAACATCAACCACGATCTTCGACCGTGCCGGCATCTTCTCAGGCATGATCGCTCCCCGATCCAGTATCGGCAGCAGCCCCAGCGCTAGCCCCGGTGATCTCCCGCAGCTTGGCAGTTACCGCACCCATACGGGTAATCAGCTCGGTCAATGCTGGTGCCGAAGTGGCGGCAGCACCAGACCCTGCCACCAAATCCGCCACTTCCAGAACTTTCTCCCGGGCAGCCTCCGCAAGCTCGCTCAACTCATCCCAATCACTAGAATGCATCGCATCAGACAGCTGCTTCTCCAGCTGGCGGTTTTCGATGCGCAACGCCTGCCTGTCTTTATTCACCCGATCCAGCTCAGTGTGCAGCTTATTGATCCGGTCCGTGGCATCCACCGCCTTATGCAGCGCATCCAACGATGACGAGCGTTCCATCAGCTTTTTGATTACTTCCTGCTGCCACGCCATAGTGCGCTCCATACCGCTCCAGGCGCCGTTGAGGCTTTGCAGCAACTCCTGATCTAATCTTGGCGCAGCCATACCGCCACCCCTTCCTCTCGAACCAAAGCAGCCTCCCGGATAGCCTCCAAGAACGGCTGATCCAAGGCCTGAATTTCCGGTGTGAGCTCATCAAAAGGCACCAGCGCGGGGTGGTCTGGACGGGCAGCAGACGCCCAAGACGCCCATGCGTCATGCACA